CAATTTAATAGGTGTTGTAAATGGAACTCATAGTCTCGTTTCTATTATTTCTTTAACTGCTAATCCTATTCCTACCAACAATGGAGCAGAATATACAGGAGTATTATACAAAGCAGAAGAGAAACAAGTAGGAATAAGAGGACATGGAGAAACAGAAAGTATTGTGATTTTTGATGAAAATATTCATCCTCTAAAAAGTGGTTTTTTTAGAAGTGCATATACAAATAGTGATTGGAGTAATACTCATGGTAATTTTGAAGACCCTGCTTCTTCGGGAACTACAAATTTAGCGGTTTTTAAATCTAACTTAATGTTTCCTTTTTCAATAAGTGCGTCTTCTGTAAGTTTGACATTTGGGCCAGATTCTCTTGCAGGTTCAAGTAGTGGTCATTCTAGTTTGTTCCTAAAAGAAATAGATTTATTTATAGATTATGATAGCAGTTTGTCTTCCGAAAAAAGATATAAATTTAGAGATGTTTTACATTTTACTGCTTTAGATGAATATTCAATTGAAGGCACAAATTTCAAAATTTCAAAGGGAACCAATTCTTCTGCTTTAGCAGGTATCTTCCTTAAAAGATACCTTACTTCCGATATTATAACAATCGCTATGGAAACACAAACTTCTTTTGGGGTTTATGTTGGCCCTGCTAGTGCAACTTCGATAGGAACAAATGATTTATCTTCGGGAATATTATATGTCAATAAATTAAGATTGAAAATAAATATTGGGGCGGCTGATTACAAGGATATTTCGGCTTCTACTACTAGCGGTTCAACACTTGTTACGGTTTTAAATACTGCGGGTCTTTTTAGCGGAATGACTGTAACGGGAACAGGAATACCCGTAGGTGCTACTGTTTCTTCTATTATTGATGACCAAAGTTTCAATTTAAGTGTTAATGCTACGGCTACTAATTCGGGTCTTACAATAACGGCATCGGACTCTAAAACAGTAACAGAAACAACTATTAAAACTGTTAATGATGCGACTTTATACAAGTATTCTATTACTGATGATTATTTAGATTATTTTACAGACTTAACGGGAACCTATTTAGTTTCGGAAAGCGGGAGAGAATTTGAAACGGCTACTCAAATAGATAATTCTTACGGAATAAATACATACAACGATTCAGTAACAACAGGGATAAATAATATGATTCCCGACATTTTAGCGTATGTTGTTTCTCACGAAATAGACACTTCTAATGCAACTAGAACTCATATTATTGTTACAGATAAACAATTAACAAATCAATTTTATAGAATAATGCAACCTAATGAAACTGCTTTTTATGAATTTACTCCTAAAAACATTAAACTGAATACGCTATCTTCCGAATACACAAAAAAGGTGTTTGAAGATGAAACATATGATTCTATTAATGACTATCATCAAAAGGGTTCGGGAGAAAGAAACTATAATGGTTCAGCATCAAGAGGAACAGGTTCCGCATATAATAAAAATCAAGGACATAACGAAGCCGTTCTTTCTATGTATGTTTTAGTGGATTTAGATTGTCAAACTCTTAGTGGTGTTGGTAGGGCTGAACTTGTTCCTAGAACACATACTGCGGCTTCATATGTTTTAAGAGATTTTACAAATGCGGAATGGGATAAACCGTTTGTGGTTTGTCTTTCGGATGGAAATACCTCTTTTAAAACATCAATGCAATTAAATTTTATAGGAAATTATGCTTTTAATGGTAAAGAAGGTTCTGTTATTACATTTGACGAAATGAAAGAACTACATGGTGTTGTTTCTTTATCCGAACCATTTACAATTACAACAAACAAAACAATACAAGGAACGCCTAAAAGAGCCCTTATTGGTTCAGTTGTTTCGATAGGTAAGGAAACAGACTATTTAGTAAATAGCCTAATGGAAAAAAATGATTTAGAATTTACCCAAGATGCAGAAGAATATCCCGTATTTGCTACACCTAACTTTAAAAGCACAGATTTATTTTCTGCGGTGAATTATTTGCTTGAAAGAAAAGATAAGGCTTTAATTTATGAAGATTCTAAATTTAAAATTTTAGATAAAGATAGTGATAGATTGAATCCCCGAATAAAAATTAGTGATATGACAAATAAATATCAAATAAGAGATTTTGAAAAATCGGATGTTTTATTTGATTATTATAATGAAGTTATTGTTTATGGAAGAACTCATATTTCTAAAAAAAGGGATTTGAATTCAATAAAAAAACAAGGCAAAAAAACTTTAGAAATACAAAATAATAATATTCTTACTCAAAATGAAGCCGATAAAAAAGCAATAGAATTATTACGATTACATTCTTCTCTTAATCAAAAAATTATTTTAGAAATCGGACACCGTAATTTATCACAAATACAAGCAGGAGATATTATCTATTTAGAATTAAAAAGAGAAAATGTTCAAATGGATAAATATTTAATTTTACAAATTGAACATTCCTTAGATGGTTTTATGAGATTAGAATTGGGTAGATTTTCAAAAGGTTTAGAAGATAGATTGGCTGAAATTTTAATAGACGCAAAGCAAACCAAAGCCGCAATTAGACCTAATAATTTAGAAAATGTAGAAGAAAATACTTTCTTGACTAAATTTAATATCCGAGAAAGAAAATTACTTGTCAAGAGTAGAACTACAACAGGGGCAGGTTCATTTACTATTGGTTTCGTGGGAACAATAGGGTTCTCTATTCCTATGGGATTCGGCACAGGTGGAACAACAACAGAAACAATACAGGTGGAACAAGAGTTATGATAGTTGATAGCGGAAGAGAAGCAGTAGTTGATTTTATCAAAAAAACTTTCACAAAGGCTAGAGTAGGTTTGGGAGGTAATAGTTCTAGTCCTACTTCTACCAATCTTGATGTTCCCGTTGTAAATGTTTCTTCAACGACAAATTCTTTATCCGATGTAAATGTAATCGAACTAAAATTTACTATTACAGGTGCTTCTATATCGGGTCTAGTTATTCGAGAAATTGGTATTTTCAATCAAGCATATACTGATTCTTTTGGTAATCCTATTTCCGATTATGACAAGATGCTAACCCGTTTAAACTTTGATGGTATAGGCCCCTTTTCATCGGGTGATTTGGATTTTTATGTAGTATTGGAGGTTGAGTAATATGACGGCAAGTAATAACGATGGAGGATTTAGCAGATTAGGAACTGACCCAACTTTAAGCGGATTAAGAGATGGAACAGACCACCCTCATAGTGCATTATTTCATGCGTTAAATATGGCTAGCAAAGGCAGTTATGCTATACTTGACGGTAATAATTTTGATATTACGCAAAGTGATTCTAGCGGAAATACACAATTTGCCGTTGCTAATGGTCAAGTATTACGGGATGGAAAGTTAATGGCTACTGTTACGGGCGTTAATTTTACTCAAGGAACCCCTTCGACATTCGATGAGCCTACTTCTAGTGGTAGTGCCTATTATCTTTTAGTAGTTACAAGTGGAAATGCTCTAGCAATTAGAGATAATGGACATAGAGATACAAAAGATGTTGTTCCAAATTTATCAAGCGGGGATATTCCTATTGCAGTTATTCGTTTATCCTATGGAGAAACAACCACTTCAAGATTTATTCAATTTTTAACAACAGATAAAACAGAAAATAGTTTAAGCATTGGTCAAGGAACTCCTACTGTTTATTCGGAACAAATGTCTATTACTAGTGATGGAACAGATGTAACTTTTACGGGAGCGTCTAATACAGACATCAAATTTACTCCTGCGGGAACAGGAAAAATAGATATTACAACAGGAGATGTAGTAGTATCTAATGGTAATTTTGAAACTCCTAATGGCTATTCCGAAACAACAATAGTAAAAAGTATAACAGATGGAGGGGGAGCAGGACTTGATACAGGAACACCCGTTTATCCAACAGGGTTTGGTTCGGGAAAAATAACTGTTGATAAAGCAGACGCAACAAATTCTTCTAATAAACACCCTGCAATCGGCCTAGTTTATTCTACTATTTCTGCGGGTGGGAATGGTAAAGTAATTGTTAATGGGCTAAGTGGAGATATTTCTGCAACATTATTTGATGCGGGTTCATACTCCGAAGGAGATATTATTTATCTTTCTGCAAATATAGGTAAAATGACAAATGTTCGCCCTACTGCTACAACAGATATTGTGCAAAATATAGGAAGAATAATTCATCTTAGTTCATTTACTGCGGGTTCTTCGGGAACGGCTAAAATTCTTGTTCAAGGTTCGGGTAGAGAAAACAATGTAACTAATGATGGTTTTGTTACCACTAATGCTTCGTCTATTACTAACGCTAGGCAGATAAATGCAGGAAATGATATTTCTATTATTGATAATGGAGCAGGTTCAACAGTTGATATAGCAAGTATTTCTACTTTAGATTCTGTAACAACTAGAGGAAATAATACTGCGAATAGTATTATAGTAGGGGGTTTTACTAATACAGGAATAATGAATCTTTCTAAAGTTGGTTCTACAACTGCTAATTTTAGCCCTGCTAATCCAACAATTGATGAATATGTTCATTATGTTAATGAACCTTCAAACACAATTACTTTACCTTCTGCCGCAACAAATGACGGAATAGTATTAAACATTAAAAATGTAAATACAACTCCTTTAATTATTAGTCCTTTTGCTGGTGATGTTATTGATAATGGCCAAATAACAGATTCAAGAATTTCTTCACCAAATATTATTTCATTAGATACATATGAAAGTATTACTTTACAAGCCCTAACTGATGCAGTTTCTCCATTAGTAACAGGATGGTATATTTTAGATACTGATACAGGAGGGGCGGAAGTCAATGATTTAACGGCTTCTGTAACTTGGGCTAATGTTCCCGATGCAAATATTACTGAATCTTCTGTTACTCAACATAGAGAAGCAATTCAAGATAGAGTTATTATCGAAACAGGAAATGATTCTCCTTCTTCTTCTGCCGCAGAATCGGGAAATTATTTTTATAGAGCAAGTGGAGAAACTGCTACATTTACAGTTCCTAATGATTCTTATGTTGGGGAATATTATGTTCTAATGAATAATAGTGGTAGTTCTATTACTATTTCTAAAGACGCAGGAGATACACTTATTGGAACTACTTCTGTTTCCGATGGTGCGGCAGTTACGATTATTTGTGTAGCCTCTAATACATGGTTTGTAATTGGGTGATTAAAATGTTGGCGGGTGCTTCGGGTTGTTGTCAAAAATATGACAATGATAAAAAATATAATTTAACCAATATAGAAACATTTCACATAACAAATGGAAATCAACCCTTTGGTCGAAACTTTGAAGTTATTAGCAATACTATGACTTGGCTTACAGGATTAAGAGTTATAGGAGATGATATGTATATCTCTAATCGTGGTAATGCTAATGATTATGATACAGATAACATATATTTTGCTAAGTTGGATATTTTGAACACTACGGGGATAAAACACCCAACAGAATCTTTTACAATTGGGTTTAGTGATGTTACATTCAACAGTTGTGATGGTTTTGACCTTGACCCCACAGGAACTAATATGATAATAACAGATTTCAACGGGGGAGGTGTGCAAAGTGCTGAATTATCAACACCTTTTGACTTAAGCACACTTAGTTTAACAGGTAGTAAAAATCTTTCTACAACGGGTATTCGGGCAGTTTCATGGAATAATGATGGAACTAAATATTTTCTTGGCTATGCTAATCAGTTGCGACAATTCACGACTTCTACTGCATGGGAAACTTCAAGTGGTGATACAGAAGGAACTTCTAAAACACTTTCTTTTACTGCTCTTAGTGATATTCTTTTCAATAGTGATGGAACAAGAATATGGCTTTCTCAACATTCGGGCTATATCCATGAATATACTTTGTCAAGTGCATTTAATACTGCAAGCACATGGACTTTAGTTAAAACAATTGATTTAAGAAGTTATTTTGGTAATAGAAACACTTCACCTTCTCAATCTTCAAGTGATGCTACGGCATGGTTAAGTGGTATTTCATGGAATGATGATGGAACTAAATTATATGCAATTACTCTTTGGGGAGTAACGAAGAATTCGGAAATAGCAAATACTCCAAGTCCTCAATACATAAATGGTGTTGATGGATATGACGGGGTATCGGTTACAGTAAATACTTGCCCCGTTATTGAGTTTAGAAGAAAATAAAGCGTTAGGTAAGTATTTACTTACTTAGTCCTTAAATAAAAAAATTCGGGGAGGCCGAACTCCTAAGAATTCGACCTCCCCTTTTTTATTTCCAAATACCGCCACACTTTCTACATTCCCAAAGTTTAACTTTGGTATTAGAACCAATGTAATATCCTTGTATTCGTAATGCTACGGTTAAAGCATTACAATACTTACATTCTTGTCTTAGTGTCATTTTCTTTCAGCATTACTTTCTTTCATCAATCTACCCATATATTCTTCAACACTTTGTTCGGTCAAATTTGACCCACCAAAAGCGGCAAAGAATAGAAGAGTAATTGTTACTAGAAAGATAATTAGCCAAAACCATTCCCAACCTGTCATTACCAATCAACCTCCAATTCTACATATTCTTCCTTTTCTATTGAGAATGCTTTTACCAAACCATTCTCTTGACCGTATTTCCACAAATCATAAACGAGTTGTGTATCTTTTAAGCAGTATTCTACTACTCTATCATATTCTCCTTGTTTCCATAACTTAGGAGCATCTGCACCATCCATCAATTTAGATTCATTAAGAGTATGATGGACTAAATTCTCAAGCCTAAATCTTTCTCCATGACTCTTTACTAACTCTTTACTAGTATCAATATAGCGATTTTCACTTATGTATTTGTTAATGCAATAAATATCCATAGCATTTTTTAAGACGGCCATATCAAAAGCCAAAATATTGTGTCCTAACAAAGAGCCCCCTTTTTGAAAGTGTTCATCTAAGTCATACTTTAATTCTTTAAGGGATTTGATAATATGGTTAGATTTTGATATTTTTTCTAGTGGTTCATCAACATAAATTTTAGCAATATCACCATCCCATGTAGTAACAGTAGAAACTTGAAACATATGAGTATTAGCAAAACCGCCAATTTCGTTTGACATATTTTTTGTTTCTATGTCAAGTGCTAAGACCGACATAATAATCACTTCTTATTATTTTCTTTGGGAGTTTCCCATGCTTGTGTGATTTGCTTTGTCAATTCATCAACCGTTGGTGCATCTTTATCAGTTCTACGCTTTAAAAAAGCGACAATGTTTGTGTTTGCTACTGAAAGCATTGAGCAACATTCCCAACCCTCTTCTCCATAAGTGTTCAAGGCTTCGATAATTACCTTTGGCCCTTTCGTTACATCAAAAATTATAAAGTGATTTTCCCATTTCATTTCATTCCCTCTTTAGTCTTACAAATACTGTTTTGTTTATTTTTTTCTCTTCCCAATGTTTTGCTATCTTTCTAAATACATTATAGGCTTGAGCCTGTTTGATAGTTGTTGTTCTAATGACTTCACTTAATAGGATTGTCTTAGAAACATACCCCTCCTCATCTTTGTCTAGTTTCTCATAGCATTTTAAGAATGCGACTGTGTTATCATTTTGATTAAGTGCGGCCTTTTGGCTCACCTTTAGGCTTTGTTCTAACCACTCTATCAATGATTTATAACAGTTCCGAACAATAAAAGCGGCTTGATTTACATTTCTCCCATTCACAATGAACCTTTTTTCCCTGTCTTGAATAGAATTTGCTTCGGCAATACAACAAAGGACGGAGATTTTACCCAAAAGACCCAACCATCTAGTTTGAAAATTTTTGGCTATTTCTCTAACTTTGCCTTCTGTAGCGTCCGACCAACCATTCATGTCATTCTTTCTCATCCGCAAAGTATCGTTAAATTCTTTAGAGAAAGTTATTGTTTTTGTTGGGTCGGGTTTTCCATCTTCTGTAAATGATGCAGTATTTTCATATTGCTCTTTTGTTGTTTCATAGATTTTGAATAAACCTCTAGCAAATCGCTCAATCGGTAAGTCAATTTCTTCTGTTGTTCCGTAAGCATCAACAATACTATCCCTAATTTTATCTTGTATTTCTTCGGGAACATGGCGAACTGTCATTAATGCCCTTTGAAATAAACCCGTAGCAACAATTGTATGTTCTAAATTTTCGGGAGGGAAAGTTGTAGCCAAAATAGACCTTTGAGAAAGACATATTAAAAGTGGCCCTTCTTTCAGTTTCTTTGTGATTTTCCATGAAGAACCTCCTAAACTATTACAAAGAGTATTGAGATAAGTAACAATACTTTCTTTGTGTTGGCTTTGTTTGAATACTCCCGAATTTGTGAATTCATCCCAACGAGCCAAACCGTTTCCATCTATTTCTCCTTTGTATTGTCTATATCTTGTGAATCCTTCATCATCAGTATAAGGTTCATTATATCCTAAAAGTGCGGCATCTGTATATTCCACTACATCGAAATTGTCATATCTTTCAAGAGGCAAGACCAACAAATCTTCTCCTATTTCATTACCTTCATTGGCTTCCTTTTGTAAATTTTCTATCATATAATTTGGACGATAGTTGTTTAATTCGTTGATTTTTTCCCAAAGAATATTTGAAACGGGTATGACGAAATCCATAATTGCGGTCTTTCCTGTTCCCGAATCTTGAATCCAAATCCAATGTAGCCTTGAATCATCAATGCTTTTTCCTCTAGGTATTTTAACAAAGTCTTTTACTGCTTGACCTATCAACACCAAACAAGATATTGCGGCAGGAACTTCATTATATTGAGAAAACTTTGTTGCCTCAATCATCCATTCATTTACAAATTCGGGCAATTTTGACCCGATTATTTTTTTATCTTCTTCAAATAAATCTATATCTTCATTCATATTTTCACCTTCTTTTCGGACATTAAAGTATCAAGTATTCTTGATGCTATGGTTTTTCCGATACCATCTATTTTTGCTAATTCTTCTTGTGAAGATAGACCAATTTCAGCAATACTTCCGAATCGCTTTAGCAAACTTTTGGCCTTTTTAAGAGATACACCTTTGATAGAAGTTAGAACATCTATTCTCAAATCATCGGTGCTTATTCTCTTGAATATTTCGGGGCGAATAACTTCTCTATTTATTGGTTGCATTTTACAAACAGTAGTAATTATTTTACTCGCTTCGTTTTCAGTAGATACCCAAATGGGTTTTACATCTGTATCTAAAATCATTTTACCTATTGCTCCTAGAAATTTATTTGTAAGAGATATAGTTCTAGCAGGTTCGGGAATTTTACTCTTAGAATGTTCTTTGAATATTTCTATTGCTTCTTCTATTTTACCATAGATAATAACAATATTGGTTTTATAGTGCCTATCCATGTTATCTATTTGAGTCCAAATTCTTTTACTTATTACAGAACTCAAAAAATCAAAGGATGATTTTGCTTCAAAACAAACATCGGCAAATACATAGTCGCCAACTTCTAGCCATCTTTTTTCAAAAGGTATGGCTAATCTATGGGCTTCTTGTTCTACAAGCCCCACTAATTTAGAGCCATGTGTTTCTCTACTATCAATAATTAACATTGACCATCATCCCATTTAGTATAGTCATTTTTATTTTCAATTTCGGGATTTTCTACTTGTTGTAATAATAGAATTTTAATCATATCATGTAATGCTGATATTCCACCGAAGAGGATTAGGTTCATAAAGAAACTGAAAATTATTAAAACAAGCGATATATATTCAATCATTTTTTACACCATCCAAATAATCGGGGTATCGCCAACACCTACCTACACAATATCCTTCGGGAATCAATTTTGATTTACAGTTTGGAGCATTATAATTACCATTGACTGTAAATCGTGCGTGTTTTCTTGTTGTTTCTTTATCCCAATCTAACCAAACTTCACCCGAAACTAATTTTTCAATTTCATCCACTATTGTATTGAGGACTTCTTGTTTTTGAGTATTGGTAATCAAATTTGTTTTCTGTGATAGCAAATCCCGATACCATGCAACTAGATATGCTCTCGCCATATGAGAAGGATTCTCTACCATAATGGCCGAATACAAGCAAGGTAGAATTGGTAAATTCCCTTCAACATTGATAACTTTGGCTTCTTCTTGAACCTCATCAATAATGTTCAAAATTGGCCATTTTACCTTTGAATTTCCTATCGTTTTTCGTGCAATTAGTCTAGGCTCGGAGGCCAATATTTTGATTTTTTGAAGACCCATTTTCAAGTCATTTTCAAAGATAGGAATACAATAATACGGTTGGCCGTTTTCATCGGCACTTGACATATTTACGGTATTAGGAACTCTTCTCAATCTTGTAGGTTGGCCTACTCTATCGTCAAGAGTATTTTCTTGAGGGAGTAAGGTTTTGATTTCTTTGTGAAAAGCATGGATTTGTCGAATGTCAAATGTTCTTTCGCCAAAGACAAAAATGTGAAACCCCTTGCCCGAAAAAAACATAGTGTGTTCATAGTCCTTCGACCTCAAATATGAAGAAACATTTTTTGTATCTTCAAATGCTTTTTCCAAATTATCATCGTGAGCATCAAAATCTAAAAAGACTCTATCAAGAATAACTGATGAATCAACTTTAGCGGTTTCCGAAAAATACCCAAAGTCATATACCGTAGTATAGACATTAGTTCTGTTGTTTTGGTTCTTAACAAAACTAGCATATTCGGATTTATTTTTGACTATTTTTCTTTTCATCTGTGGTGCGTTTTTTAGATGGCTCCCCGCCCACACTTCTCTCGGAAATTTCATTTTTATTACCTCCAAAATTGACGGTTGCTTTATCTAACATTTCTCTTATGACTCCTGCTATTTCACCTTTAAGATGAATCATAACAGTTTCTCTAAAAGCGTCTTCAAAAGACATACCAACAAAATTATCATTTATTTTTATTTCTCTTATTAACTCAAATCTTTCTAGAACATTTATTTCACTAAAAATATCTTTAGAAAGAATTTCTATGGTTTCTCCTAAATTAGATATTTCACTAAAAGACCAATTCTTAGAAAGAACTTTTGCTTCGATTAAATCTTTCATATTTACACCCATGAATCATTGATAGCACCATCACAAATAGGAAAATAACTGCAACCCTTACATTTCTTAAAAAAGAAATCCGCAGGAAATTGATTATTTTCATAAGCATGAATAAGTTTCGCAATAGATTTTATTACTGAAGTTTTAGAACTCTTTTTAATTGGCTCACAATGAAAATGATTTGCTATTGGATAGAACCATGCCCAATGAGTAACGGGAGTATTGGGTTCTAGTCCTGCATTTCTTAATACTGTTGGAGTAGAATTTTCTATCATCAATTGATAAAACGCCATTTCTTTTCTCATCGAAGTAGCCTTAGTATCTTTCCAACCTCCTGTTTTAAACTCCATTGGAATATAGCCACCGTTTTCTAAGAATACACGGTCAATAATTCCTTGAAGCCGAACAACATAATTCCTAGAAAGAGGAAATTTAGGGTTAATATCGGAAAGTATTGTGATTTCGCAATCTAATTTTTTCTCGTTAAGAACGGGTAAAAATTCCTCAAGCCTATTTTCTTCTCTACATTCTAGAAAACGATTTGCTTCAAACATAGCAACAGTAAGATTATCTTCAAAGTAATCATCAATTTCAAAAAGACTACTACAATAATCTATTACTTCGTCTCTCGGCATACTCTCCGCTTTGTTAATATCAAAATCCTCAAAGAATTTTTCTCTAGCGTTGTGCATGATAGTTCCTTTAAGCATGGCTTCTGTTGTATCTTGGGGCCTTTTCTCAATATATTGGTATTGGTATTTTAAAGGACACCATAAATAACAACCTAATGAAGATTTACTAATCTTCAAAATGGGTTTTGTAGGGTCGCTATAATTTTCGGGATTCCATTGATATGTGTATTCTCTCATGTTTTTTATTTCTACATCGTATTCATTCATTTTTACCACCATTCACTTAAACTTGCTTGTGTGTTTTTGATGCTTTTCATATCCCAACCCATAGCATCGTAGACGGGTTTAGCCTTCTTAATTACTTCTTCGGCATAAAAAGACCAATCGGGAATAAATCTATTTAATTCTTTTAGAGTATTAGCAGAAACATAATTAGCAGTTTCTCTTTTACCCGTAATTGCATGAATAAAACTGCGGGATTGAGGTAATATTCTACAAAAAAGTATCGTGTCGTTAAATTCATATCCCAACTCATACTTAGAATAAAGCACCCCTGCGATACCTTCTTTGATTGAGGGCTTTTTACCTTGAAGCGTTGTAAAATTATCAAAAGATAGTCCACATTTAGAGCAAAAAGGTTCGGGGTTTTCGATTGCTTTATGACTTTCAATCCATTTCTCCATCATTTCAAATAAATCGGATTTCTTACCACAACGACATTTTGTTTTTAGTCTATCTTCTTTTAGTCTGCTTCTTTTAGCCAATTCTTTGATTGAAGCATGACCTTTCAAAACCCTATTGTATTCACTTCTACAAAAAGAATCTATTTCTTCTTTTGTTTTTCCTTCAACCCACATATTTAGGACTTTAGATTGTATTTCTTTACCTAATGGGGTTTCCGAAATACGCTTTGCGGTAAATCCTGTCATAGTGAATTCTTTTTCTTTTAGAAATTGACCATCTTTCCATGAAACCAATCCTGCATTTCTATTTTTGACTGTTCCTACTCCTAAAGAAGAATAAAATTTCTCAAATTCTAAAACTACGGGGTGTTCTTCTAAGTTTAGAAGATTAGGGAATATGGATTGAACTTCTTTCGTAAGATGTTCTACTGTTTCTTGGGCTTTTTCAATTGAATCAATTGTAACATAGATAGAATCTGTATGACCATATACTACTTTCATTTTAAGCCCCTCCAAAATCCCTTCGGTTCATTTTGTTGTTTCTCTTTCATAATTTCTTTAAATTCTTTGGTGAGAATTTTAAAATCTCCTACAATTTTATGGATAAGAATAGGTAGTGAACCAATTACATATATTATAAATAATAATTCGTAATCCATATTAACCCCTCAAAATAAGAACAAAGTAAAAATAGTAATAATAGTAAAAATATTTACAATATTTACCATCATCAAAATCTTATTACTTCTTTTTATATTATCTAAAAGTTCATACAATACCAATGTTGTTTCTGTTTGTGCATCTACTAATTTATCTAAATCAAACATATTCATACCTCCAATTTCATACTAAATGATACTTTTCTTTCACATTTTTTATTAAGACACTTAATCATCATTACTTTTTTTACTACATCTACATAGACCTTAAATTCTTTTTTATAACATACAGGACAAATTATATTTTTCATGCTTCCATCTCCTTGACTTTATTTGCTACAAATCTAATTGATTCTCTTGCACTAGCAGTAATAGAAGAGGCTAACTCAACATCACCCCAACCATACCCTTTTTTCGCTAGAACCCCATAGAAAGAAGCAGATAGTCTTTTTACCGCCATTTGATTATTATACCACTTAGCATATTCTTCTTGCGATTGAGCCTTCTTCATGTTACTCTTATATTCATTTCTCAATGACTTCAATTCCAAAAGAGCCTTTGGTAGTAGGCCTAATTTATCCGTCTTGAAATATTTCATATCTTTTTCATAGTCATTCGGTAGAGGTTTTAGATTCTGTGGGGTGTTCAAATCAGCACCGAATTCGGTAGGGGTTTCGCTTTTGGTTTCAAATGAAATATTACGAGCAATAATCATTGAAGGATAAAGACCCGCAAAATCAAATGCCGCAACATTAAAATGTAAGCCATTTGTTTTTTCATCTAATGGATGATAAATCATAGCACCCGAATAAGATAGGCTTTCTCCACATTTTTTACAAGACTTCAAATCTTTAGAATTTTGATTTTGAAAACCACAAGAAGAACATTCTTTGTAGTCTTCATTCTTAGAAGTTATGGCTTTCCATCCTGCATTTCTCATAAAATAAATAGAGGCCATATGAGAAGCAAAGAAACAAGAATCGAAAGGAGCAACTAGAAGTCTTTGAAGTGCTAGAATAGATTCACTACAATAGTTTTCTTCATCAATTCTAACAATTAACTCTACATCTTTTAGAGCGTATTCTAGATATGTTTCTGTTTCTTCAAGCCATGCTTTTCTATAAAACTCATTCATATCTTCAAACTTTTCGCTTACCATTTTCTTTTCGCCCAATACTATATCCGACACATAATCTAGTGCTAAAGAAGGCAAAGTGCCTTTTTGTGCATCATTCCATTGTCGCTCAAAGGCCATATCTAAATTGAGAGTTAGCCTTCCTTTAATTGCTTGGGAAATAGGAGAATAGCCTTGCGACCTTGTAAATTTTTTACTTCCAAAATCAAATCCTTCAATATGGCCAATTGGGGATATTATAGTTGCATCAATATCTAAAGCAATACATCTTTCTAAGAGTTTGGGTAGGTCAAACTTAAGACCAAACCATGCAATTAACATATCGGGGTCTTTTATAGTCATTGTTCTCATGAAGTTTTCAAGCATATCTTTTTCATTATTGAAAAATAACCTTGTTTCTTTAAAAGTTTTAGAAACACTATTTCTTAGATTATTAGGGAACCAAACCCATTGGTAATACTTTTCATCGTAATTATCATACGCTACAATAGTAGTAATGCAATCATGGTATTCTCCACCTTGTTGCCATTCCATATCCCAATACCATTTACGCATTCTGTATTCGGGCATACTTTCTAAATTATCAATGGCATATCTAACAGTAGGGGGAACATCGGCTTCGTATGTCATATCCCCTAATCTTTCATGTTGAAAGGAAAGTTTTGCTATGTTCAAATCCGAAGGCCTGTCATAGAATACTTTCTTCAATTTCTCATTGTTAAGATTAACGAAATCGCCTTTTTCATAAGTATAATCACGAACAAGATTAATTCCTCCTGTTTTAATTTTGTAGGATTTAGGTTCTATGTAAGAATCCTTTACAAAGAAATATGGTTTATAATCAACCAATTTCTCTTTGACTGTATTGTTTTCTCGCCATCTAATATATATTTTATTTTCATTGTTACTTAATATCATATAATCTACTCTAATCTAGGGGCTCTTAAAATTCTTCTATCATCACTAATAAAATAAAGTGGGAAATCATCTTTAAGAAACACCGTTATTGTTTCTGTATTTTTAAAGAACTTATGAATTGGAGAAGTGAAATCTACGGTTGCTCTTTCTCCTTTAAATTTGAGAGGAATTAATTCCTTAGAATATGTTTTCGTATTTGTTCTAGAAGAAATGATTAGATTGTTTTCTTCATTTATATTAAAATTAAAGATACCTGTTCCTACTACTTCGCTTAAAGTAAGAGCCTCAATCAAAGAATCACTAGTAAGTTCTAATGCACTTTCAAATGAGGTATTTAAGAAAAGAGGAATCTCTTCTTCAAAAGAATAAGAAAGAATACAAGAACTCATAATCTTCTCAATAGCATTCCTATTAGGATGAGCAACGAGTAAGGGAACAGTAATTTGTGTATTGTCTTGAGTAATACTCAAATTATCTTCAATATTGATAATGAGTTCTCCTTTCATTTTCTTAAGGAAGGGCAAAATATCATTTGAAGAAATGATACAATTCTTAGGGGCTATTTCTACAACATAAGGAATATCTATGGAACAAATAAGTGAAGCATCGCCATTCCATAACTGTAAATGTGTATCTGTTCCATAAAGAACAATTTCATCATTTAATGATGAGTTTTTTTCACCGTATTTACCCGAAAGTAAAACGGTTTCAATGCCTTCCTTTAAAGCCGAACTATCAATTGTAAATGTCATATTGAAAACTCCTTTAATGGAGCATACCCATTCCATATTACTTTTTTATCATTTCCTATGGTAAGAAATACCGAAGTATCGCCCACTAATTCGGGATGAAATTTAGAACTTTTTACTCTAACAACATATTCTGTTCCCTTTGGAGAAAACCTCACATAAGTTTGTAGAATAGAATGAAGTTGTGAATCGAGTCTATTCCATATAGGTTGAGGGGGTTCATCTCTAAAAGGAGGCTTTGTATGAGTAATAAAAATTCTATGACAATTCAATGAAATGGCTTCCTTTAGCACTTCTCTAAACGGTTGATTTCGTTGATACCATTCTTGTTGTTTATCAACTTTCATCGGCCTCATTCTAGAATTTTCCATGCCCGTCATATAGAGGGTGCAATAATCTAACCATGTATCTACACCATCCCAAATGAAAAGGACTTCTTCTCCTTTATCTATTTCTTCTTGAACCAAAGCAATAAATGAACGAATCATTCCTTGAGTTTGGTAAGGCATAGTTTCATTTTGTTCATTCTTAATTTCGGGATTAAGAATCAAAATTCTATC